ACTGAAACTATATTATTAAAGTATTGATGTAGTATGATCTTATCTGATTTTGACCTGTTTTCTTTACTTGGTAAAGGTTGCAAATTTGTCCAATGAAAACAAATATTTTTATGTTTATCGGTTTGCTTCGAAAAGCTAAAAGCATTAATTGGAAGAATGTGGTCGATCTGCCAATAGGTCCCAAAGTTGTCCCATGACATGTCCTTGGTAAATCTATATTCGATCCATCTCTTCAAGAATTTTAAGTCGCATCCTGTTAACTTTGAATAATTTTCTTGTTGCCGAGAAAGAACTCTGCCGAACTTGCTTCTAAGAACTTCCTTGATTCGAAAGTCCATATTTGTTCGACGTTTTTCCTTGATATCTTCCTTCTTCTTTGGCAAATACTCCTTATTCTTTATACTTATGTGGGCAACCACATGAGGTTGTGCTCTATATGCGTATCTTTGTGTCTTGATTTCCTCAACATGTGTTTCACGATAAACTTTGTTATTTTGCAACATTTTAACAGAATTCTTCTGAAAGTACTCTTTATGTTTTGCGGTTATGGATGCTTTGTTTGCTTCTCGGTATTTTTGTCTGCACATCTTGCAATCATACCGTAATCCATCCTTACTTGATAAGAGCTTTCCAAAATCTTCGACGGTTTTCTCTGTCCGACATCTACTACATATTTTTTTGATCATTCTAAATACTTTATTAACTAAACCTTTAATATCAACTTTTTATACGGCTTTAGGGGTTTCCCGCAATTTGGCTCTGTTGCAGACTGTTGCTTAGCAACAGCCCACTAGCATCTGGGAGTGCCCGCCAAAAGCAGACACCTGAGACCCCAACAGAGTTTTCCCGCAGCAGAGCTCAGATGCTGCAGGCTGAATACTTTTCCGCCCTACTGAATTCAAGGCGATAAGAGGGAGAGCAAGACCGGGGTTGCGGCAGAACCAGAACTGTAGAGGAATGTACAGGGTCTTGGCAGGCACGGTCTTGGGAGAAGCTGCACCAAGAGGAACTTCGGTGACACTGGTGAGATCAGCAGAGTTGCCAACCATGTTTGCGTAACCGGCAGCATGGCCAGCGGTCTGGGTTAGCTCGTTCCAAATGTGGAGCCACGCCGAGTAATGTTTGTCAACACGTTGGCCACCAATCTCAAGCTCAACAGTCTTGACAAGGATGTGGCCGAGCCAGTTAAGCCAACGGAAACCGTTCGCGTCGGCTGAAGATGGCACGGGAACAGTGACAGCAGGTAGAGATACCTGCAGGTAGGTCTTGTGGACCAGATCACCGTTGCGAGAAATGGTGCTAGTCACCTTCTTGCCCCAATCAGCAGCACCCGAGAATGTGTTCTCGATGGACTCGAGAGAAAAATTGGTGTGACGACGGTACACGATGCGAAAGAACGTGATTTGTGGGTTGCCGGTCAGGTAAATATCCTGGGCACCGTAAGCGACGAGTTGCATAAGTCCTCCTCCCATTTGTTTATAATATAGGATGAGAAAATAATTTTGAAAACTGTAAGGATCGCGTTTACACATCCATTTCATGAGGGAATGAAAAAATCACAAGGATGGAATAAACTCCCATCCACATTCCTTACAGATAAGTTTCCAAATCTTGTCTTGGCTTGCCAGTTTATCACGCGATTTTAACAGTGGAAAATAAATAACATATTCATCCTTTTCCAACAGCTGCAAGAATTTGTGCAAAACATACGAGTATGACAAGAAGTTTTTACGTTTGGCAGGCGAGTGTTTCAAAAAAGGTGCTTGAATTTGTTTAAACATAGATCGTAGTTTCTCTTCCAACTCATACGTAAAGTTGGGCATTGGCAATCCATTTAGACGATTGATTATATGAGGAATATGCTCATAATATTTGTGCACTTTAAGATGTTTAAGTATTCGCTTCACTTTGTCATACGTTAAATCAGCCATATTCGTGATGCGCATCTTCTTGATCTCGATCAATATTCTATCATAGATTTCCTCGGGAATCTCCGTCGTCTCCTTTCCTTGGATTTGATTTAGCCATTCATTGAGATGATTTATTCGTTTATACGAGAAATACGTAATTTCTTTCGGTGGATCTTTGTACGATGGTTTGTCATGATCCACTATCAAATTATCAACAGAAGAACAATCTTTGCAATACATATATCCATCCGATGTTAAAATAACCATATTACTTGACGAACAATGGACACAGGTATCCTCACACACAATACTCTTATTCCTCAAAAAATTACTATCAACAGATGACATATAATCTTCTAATAACACTCCTCGGGTCTTCTGACTGATCTTTTCCACTGGTGGTGTCACAACTACAACATCCGATATGATTTGTTTCGATGCTATGAAGTAATTCATGATGGAGTTTTTATTCTTTGTATCAATTTGATGATCAGACTGTCCTTGCCCACATTCAATGAGTTCATAATATTTATATAAAATATGCGAAATGTCCGTGTAATACGTGTCTTCGTTTGTCAATTTTCCAACTTTGACGATATTCTCCTTCAAATGTAGTCTCTTGTCTACAAGATCAATATAGTTTGCAAACTCCTCATCGCTCATTAATGATTTAGATTTTTGTGATAGTGTTTTTATCTTGAAATCTAGATCTTCAATTTTACATTTGAGTTCAGCTACGTGACCATTTCTACATTCAATCTCGGACAATTGAATTTTATGGCATATATCCAATGTTGACATATTACAATTCAGTTATTTGTCTATAGATCTTTAAATCATTTCCTTATTTACTGAGATGATTTCTAAAAAATATGTTTAATTCAAACCCTTCTATTTGCGAAGTGTGTAAATAAGTGCGGATATTATAAAGAGAACCACCCAGAATACTGACACAAAGCTGACTACATACGACCACAATACACAATTTCCGGCCATCATACAATTAATTGTGTACACCGACAGGGCTGTAGGAACAATTAGAAGTAATAGTGCAACAAAGCGTTCTGTTAGATTGTATTTAACTATATGGGTTTCACCGGTACGCTCGTCGGTCACCGGGAACTCAAATGGGAGTATAATCACAAGTGCAAGGATTGCATAGGCGATGAACGCAATAATTGCGGGTGTAGTTAGAGAAAATCCCATCATCATTTGTGTTTCCTTGCTATTTAGAAGTTTTGGAAAATACTTGACCTTGACCATTTATTTATATTCTTATAAGTAGATTTTATTTTAGAAGCGGACCGGGATTCAGACCACCAACCAGATTTACACCAATTCCTAGACCAGCGCCGGTACGAACCGATTGGCCAATGGATGGGGCAAATAGATCCAGCACTGAGAATGTTGCTGCAGCTATAACACCAATTGTGATTATCTCTTCAAACTTCAGTTTCTTACCAGGAATTAGGTATGCCGCAACGGCTACGATGAGGCCCTCGAATATATATTTTAAAATTCTAGATACGAGTTCGCGGAAATCAATATCAATCACTTCGGAGTGCATTTCTTTATATTTATCCTGAGATATAAAAAATCATATAAAGATTTGTCTCATCTTAATTTACATATGGAGTCCAATATTATTGATGTTAAAACACAAGATTTCCTTGACGAAGACCCTGAAATCCGCGGACAAAAATATGTGTGTCTCTCTTTCATTTCACCTGAATCCGCCATCAAAAATAAAGGCGTGTTTGTAGCTCAAAAATTCCTACAAGCCGTCGGACGAGACATCAATACCATGTTTGACAATATCTCCGAAAAATGCGCCAAAGATGACGCAATTCAAGATATGATTAAGGGCCTTCGTGATCGGTTCGATTATATCAATGCAAAAGGTGACGGAATTTATGAAGAATACGAGTCATTCCTTCGGAAATTCGGGGAAGATATGGATCGAGATTACCTGGAACAAAATAACTTCCAAACTTCGGTCAGAGGTATTAAAGTACGAGGAACATATGACACCCTCCCGGAAGCACAAAATCGCGCAAAACAAATTCAAAAGTTTGATTCCAATTTTAACGTTTATGTTGCACAAACAGGATGTTGGTGTCCGTGGGACCCAAATCCAGATGGGATGCAATCCGAATTCGCAGACTCACAACTTAATACTCTGATGAAAAAATACAATGATAACAGGGAAATGAAAGAACAATTGTACCAACTTCGAAAAGGTGATATGCAACAACCTGTGAAAATGCATCACGATGATATTGATCCCGCTATCAATATTTCTGTTACAGAACTCGCCCAGTCTCTTGAAAACAATATTTGAGATATAATATACATGAAAACTTTCATTGTTCTAGTTCTTTTTATCGGCATCTTTATGATCACACATGGCATTTATGAACAAAAACTTAAAGCCATGTCCAATGATAAAAAAATAGTTTATAAATTCATCCCTCGCACTTACTACGAAGAACAGCTATCGGACAATAATGTCATGAATAAATTAGGGGGTATGTTCTCTAATGATTCAACATGGATTCAAAATTCCCTCGGTGAAACCATTAAACCAAAAGAAAATTGATACTTTATATATATACACCCTTATATGCCTCCTAAACACCCTCGATCTAAAACTCCTCGACATACGATGTCATCAGCTAAGATTCTTACATCAAAGCCCTCAAAGCCTTCAAAGCCAACTTCAAAGGTTGCGCCATCAAAGACTTCCAAAATCCCGGTGACAGCACCGGTGACAAAGTCGACAACGAAAATTCCTGCCACAAAGCCTCTCGCGGTCATTCCCATCACAAAGCCTTCCACTAAAATCCCCGGCAAAAAAACTCTCAAAGATGAGTCTTTCAAGATTGGACAAAAGTACAAAACGCCCGCAGACACAGAACCCCTTTTCAAGTTCTATACATCTCTTCACAAACAAAAAAAAACAAGTGCTATGGCAATCAAGTGGTGTATCGAACACGGAATCTTCACTACCAAAAAAGCTACCAAGCTTCTCCTTGAAATTCAGATGGCAAAGCTCAAGATTTGAGACAGACATGAACTACTTATAGGCTAAGTTAGAGGTTAAATATATATTTTTCATATGTTGACATCATTTATACAACAGAGAGAATATGGTAAGCGTAAAAGAATATGCATTATTAAATTGCAAAAATACACTGTCTTCTCATATCGAAATTATGGCATGTTTTTTAATGACAAACTGTTGGAATCTTACGAAATGCCTTCTGATGCTTTTAAGAGATTTTATGGGTTTATTGATTTTTTGAAAAGTCGTGGATGGTTTGTGATTTGCCAAGATGAGCTCGCTGGTACCACTTGTCATTCAACTGGGGGTATTGAGGGTACCCCGGTAATAGCATAGGAAAATTCCTTGTTGTTTTAATTTTTTTGTTTTTTACGGTTTTGTCTTGTCGTTTCGTCACCTCCACAGGGGTACCACCTTCCCCAAAACCACCTCGTACATGTTGCCCTTCTGGATGGACACCTCTCGCATCAGCATCGTCCCTACAGCATCACCAAAATATGACTCCAGAACAGACACGACCTTATCAAACTCATACTCCACTTCCTCGTACCCAATTTCAACATCGTCCTCCTCAACTGACGCAATGATCTTGTTGATAAACATTTGCACTACGTCCTCCATTGTGCCGCGTTTTGGTGCTGCATCTTTATGAACACATCAGTTTTTTTACGTATGGGTCTAGCACGTAGATCTTATAAAGTTGTTTTAAAATCTTTTGATAGGTAGGAAAAATAAAATTTGTTGGTAATATCAAACTATCTTGAATACATATATGTAATTTCCAGAAAATTCACATTTGTTTGTGATGCTTCGACTAAGCTTTGCTGGGGACATTCCTATCTCCGATGCGGCTTTTGCAACTGAAGGCCATGTATCTAGAATTTCATACACAACCCGTAATATCCGCCTAACACCCTTATTTTTATGTAGAATTGTAAAACTCACTTTCTAGACTGTCATCACTATACACATCTCGTGTAAACAGACAATTTAAATATGTGATGTCACACATGCTGAGAACAGCCTCGATTGTATGCAATGGTGGGAATACAGGTTCGTCTTGACAATCATCATTGCATTGTTTCATACCATGACGCGTGTTTCTACAGCATGTGTTCAGTTCATCAAGATGTCTCAATGATGCGACTTTCTTGAGACGCTCACCTGTAAAGCTTACAAAGCGATTGTTTGATTTGTTATTAGCATAGGTGATCACTTTGTCATCAATAAGCGAATAGTAGCCGCCTGTGATGCGGGTGCAAGTATTCAGATCAAACACGAGAGTCACTAGTCGATCACTATGGAAAACAACCAGCCCACATTCGTTCATAAGATGCTCATTCAATTTATTCATCGTGATCGGAATCTCTGGGAGTAGTGATCTCAAAATACGACAAATTGCACAAATAGTTGCATATCCTGTGAACCGGGCTTCTACATCGTCAATGCTTTCGATCCCTGAAACCACACCTTTATATATACTGTCTTCGATGTCACTCAAGAGACCTGGGACCTTGATGTTGTCGTGTAATGATTTATAACATAATGTCTCATTTTCAACCAAACTGGTATCTCTAGAATGTCTCGCAATTTGCATGAACTTCAAAAAAGGTTCAGCAGACTCAATTGTGCTGTCAACAGTCTCTCCAATAAGTTCTCTAGAATATTTCCCAATTTGCAGGAATTTCAACAAAGGTTCAGCATCTTCAGATGACTCAATTGTGTTGATGTCAACAGTCTCTCCACTAAGTACATATTTTGATAAATGTTTGCCAATACGTAACTCATCAAGTGATTCTGCGATTTTTGTCATTACAACTTCACCACTTGCAAATCGCAAAGTCAGCATTTGGGTGTTGGTACATTTTGATACCATTTGAACTATATTGTTTATTATTTCTTTATGTTGATGCTTATCATTTTTTTTATAAAAATCTATAATGTGTTTGAAAATCATATTGATGACACCTTGCATATTATCACTGAGGCAAAATCTTATAAATGTACATCCTATCTCCTTACGTATTTTCGACTCTCTATGTTGATCTGCAACTACTTGGTGTGCATGAAATTTCTCATCAAATTCTATTGCAAGGTTATATTTTGGGAAATAAAGGTCTAAACGGTAATTTAGTACTTTAAACTGTGTATGCATTATCTCTCCGAAGAATGCTTGTGTTATCTTAAGGATGCTGTCGCGTTCACCACACGAGGGAATGTATGCATTTATATTTAAATGCAATTGATTTGCAATTTCGAGTGTATTAATACTTCGAGATTTAGATAGTAAATCAAGGAGTCCCTCCTTTGACAGAAATGTTGCTTTTTGGGACCCATTCCCATATATTTTGCATTGCATTCGGATAGGCATGTTTTGCAAATTCGTTCTCACGTTTGATATTTTCAACATTGAACCAATGTCGTTTGCACGATACCACATTTGATCATCAATGATTGTCCTCCGTAATTTATATTCTTCGCCATAAACTGTTATCGTTATTTCGGACACATGTGTTTTCTCACTTCTTTCAAAAATTTCCATTTGAGAATATGTACTCGTTTATTCTTTTAACTTACGTTTCATCAGTTTTTCTACATACACCCTCCAAATATCTCATGATTTGATTACATTAAAATGAGGCGACTTCTTTTTCCCGAATTTCGTGATGTCAATCATATCATCATCGATTTGTTCTTTGGATTTTGCTTCACGCACAGCACTTGCTTCCCATAACTCTTTACAACACATTCTGAAATCTGTGTGTGGCTCTGCCTTGTACCAAAACACTTGATCTTGAAGCTTATTGCTGCTCGCATCATTTTTAATTACTAGACACTCGTAATTCTCAGTACATTGGTCCATGACTGTGCAAAACATCTCAAAAGTTGGAAACATTGATGCGTAGTTTTCGTAAATCCTCCTCCTATTATTTAGATTGTTATCTCTGAGGATGAATGAGTAATCTATATTTGTCCGTAAGTTTGGAGGTATCCCAAGGGGATATTGCATTGTTATCATTACAAGCATACTATAATGACGACCGTTCATGAAGAGGCACCGAATATTCTTATCCTTGATCCAAGAGGGATCATAGAGGCAATCATCTAAAATAAGCAAAGCACGAGGATCAATATTTTTGGATCCAGCTTCAATTTTGCTTTTAATTTTTTGTTGTCTCAAGACGACACTTTCTAGCAAAGCAGGGGTGCATTCATTATGTACAAGAACAGGTGGTATGATGTAGCCATAATATTTATTTGCCATCTCAGTACCTGATATAACCGTACCAATAGGAATATCCCTGTGATAGAAAAGTAAATCCTTGACGAGATATGACTTTCCTGTTCTGCGACGCCCAATAAACACTATGACCGAATCTTGTTTGATACTCGCTATGTTAAACTTTTGCAACTTGATTGACGCCATTACATTTATACTGACAAAATTTGCCAGACCGTTCATCTGCGTTTCTTAGAAATCCGGTGCTGTTTTTATCATGTTTTCAATAATTTCGTCCTCGCTATCGACAAAGAAATACAGGGCAATACTCACGACAATTATTGAAAATAAAAATGTGCGAATGAGGCGTTGTGTGCGATTATTTTGTGGCATCACAACATCACGGACGTTAAACCACACAAGGATCACTACGAGTAATGACAAACCAGTTGAAGCAAATATTATATTTTGAATGTTCATGAGTGATATTTATTATATCCTAGACATTATCATTTCGTTATAGGCGCGTCTGATCTGTCTCGAAGAAATTCTTCGAAATCAGCATCATCGTCAGACTCCTCTGACTCCGTCTCGAAGGTCACTTCCTTTCTTGGTTTCGTTGTGACATTGGATTTAATCTTGATTTTTGGTTTCTCCTCTGAATCTGTATCTACATCGGACAATGGTTTTATTACCGCTTCATCAAGATACACAATCTTCTCTTCAGGTTTGAATGTTGTTTTATGATCATTGAAACTTTCCTCACTGTTGTCATCGCTATCATCGCTATCATCGTTGTCATCGCTGTCATCGCTGTCATCGCTGTCATCGCTATTTTTCTTTTTTACATCCCGTTTTCTTGTAACATGATTCTTCTGCAAACGAATCTCTCCACTTTCGTCGCTTGCATCGTCGCTTGCATCGTCGCTTAAAATGGGCCGTTGTATTTTTTTAACAAAATTCGGAGAGCGTGATCGTAAAATGTTTTTAGCATAATTTGGTGATTGCGAGTGAGATAGGCGCCTACTCCTTGAAGAATTTTGTGAACGGAATCGTTGGAATGTGTTTAGATCGCGGCCTAGACGAGAGCTTGCCAAATTCCCATCTGAATTCGATCGTACAAGAGATTGATTTACCTTATGTGAGGATATTGGAGTATCGATTTCACTGTTGGGTTTGAGTGATTGGTGGTCTTTATAATACTCATCATCACTCGCATCACTTGCATCACTGGTAGGAATGGTAATGATGTCAGCAATGCCATTAACATTACCATATCCGTTTTCAGGGGCATCATCAATAGGGTCATCATTATGGGTGTTGTCTTCATAGGGATTGTACTCAGGTACGAAGTTCTCATCACAAGTGTCATCAAGAGTGTCAACATCCTCTTCTGTATTCAAGACAAAATCTTTCTTTATGCTTCTTGTGAATGGTAATTTACGAACGACATATTTGATTTGCGCTTTGATAATTCTCTCTATAGTTAGAATGTTCTTTTGGAGGTTTGTTTTTGAAACCCGATGGTAGTATAAAAACGGTTTTGTAAAAACCTCCCGCGCCGTACTAAGAACGCATTGATGTATGAATGTAAGTGAATTTGTCACTTCAAATTGATAGTGAGGGTATATTATATCATTCAATTCTGTAAGTCGTACAAGAAGTAATTCGAGAGAATTGCTTTTGAGATTTTTGTAATTTTTTACATGTTCGGCGTGATCCCACGTAGATACAATTCGTATTTTAATTTGGAAATCCCTGAGTATGTGTGCATTAAGTTTATTATTTTCCAAGGTTTCTTTATACATTCCTTGAAATAACGTATTGATTCCGCCTTTGAGCAACGAAATAATATCGGATACGCAGTTCTTTCTTTCAAGCAATTCAAAGGATGCCATTTAAAATGTTTCATATTTTTATTTTCACTATCTTTACGAGTTCGGTAGTGGTTGCGTATACGGATTTTTTCTAAATGGTTCTAACAAATCAGGGTCAAGACGTTCGTCACGTTCATAACATTGGCGCCCCCTAGTGTACGTATTCGAGTCTTGCATAGATGATTCCGGTATGCTAGCGTTTACAACTCGTGGTAGCTCTGGTTCTCGTGTGTCTATGATCGTCCTCTTGATATTCACCTTAACTGTATCTGGTCCATTGATAACCTTGACGTTATTTAATGTAGGTTCGTGATTGACAACTAATGTCGATGCCCTGATCCCGTTGGTCGTGGCATTGTCCACAATGCTCGAGTAATCCATTGGATGCTCGCCCAACTGATCAGCAGCATTTCCAAAGTATTCCTCTGGATTTTCCTTCATCGTTTCCCTCACGTCGAATGACATATTCTTATAGGCTTCGCCCGTACCTGTTGTTGCAGCACCATAATAGTCATTGTCAACATATGTTTCTTTCATGGTCATTTTCGCCTCCATGTCTTTATCAATATAACCCCCATTGAACCGCTCTTTTGCATTCACTCCTCCTAAAACATCTCCCTGTAAGGTTGTCTCTTTGATGGTCCTGCGAGCAACCTCGTCAGGATCATATACGGTTTGCTTCAAAGCAGGTGGCTTCATATTAGAAATCTTATCAGGCTCATCAAGTGTCTCACGTACAGTTTTCCTCGCATGTGGATCCAAATCAGATCGGAACTTAGATTCCTTCTTAGGGGGCACAATATTTCCTAGTTGTGAATCGTGGATGAGAGTTTCCTTAATTGTAGTTCGTGCTATGCTATTGGGATTATACACGCTTATCTTCGGCGCACCCTTCAGATTGAGTTGTTGTCCATCATGAATAAGTGTTTCTTTTATTGTTGTCCGGGCTATGCTATCCGAATTATACACACTGTTCTTTATCGTCCCTTTCAAATTCAACTGTTGACCATCGTGAATTGTTGTTTCCTTTATTGTTGTCCTTGTCACATCGTTCGGATCCCGTACAGTCATCTTCTCGGGAATTTGAATCGACATATTTCCAAACTCACGCGCACTCTCAACATAGTATTCCTTCTTGTTTCGCTTCAATATGTCTTGGATTGGCGCTATGATTGACTTGACAACTGTTGTTATGTTTCCTTGGTATGTCTTTGTTGACGTGATGTCCCTCTCATTTGCGTACACCTGTATGGTCCCCTTGCCATAGTCAAACTTTGATGCCGCAGGAGCCACATTCGTTAACGATGCAACTCCCTTCCCAAAACTAGGTAACATATTCCTTAGTGGTGCACGTACTTCTGATCTCATCTCAGACCCCTTATTGATATGAGGATTCCCCTTGTACTCTTTTGTTACTTTGCGGTATGTATCCTTTAACAAAACAGTTCCAGACTTCTTCGGCTTCAAAAAAGCACCTGTGGTCTTTAAGTATCGCTCAGGACCTTGTGTAAATGAGGTGTTCTTATTCTCATTCCTCTCTACCTTGCCAATTTGGGTTCGTTTATCTATCTTTTTACCCAATATGATTCGGTTGCCGTAACTCTCCTTCGGATTTGTCTTGACTCTCAGATCATCGACAGTCTTTGGTAACACACCCGCCTTATACATTGCCTCATTCGACAGAGGGTTAAAGCCACCGCTTGGCTTACTTCCAAAATCAGTACCCAATCCTTGTCCCACCTTCAACTGTTTGAAAGGAAGTACATTGTTCTGAACACGAGATACATACATCCGGTCCTGCACATCCTGTATATTTGTTACTGGTTTGATATTCTCTGTAGGCGCAAATAGTGGATTAATCTCGGTCTTTGCCTTGAATGAATCGTCTTTCACACCATACATCTCTAAGACAGACACATTGGCATATGGATCAACATTCTGATTCGTTCCTGCACCTTTAAAGAAAGGTACCATGTTATTATGCACAAACTCACCTTTGGCAAATGGTTTGTTTAACAACTCACTCCTAAACTGATTTTTTGACATTAAATGCTTCATCACCGTTGCCTTCTCAATTGCCTTTGCATTTTCCAAATTCTTGCTGTCATAGACTGAAATCGCAACCGAAGATAGGTTGTTCTTCTTCGAATTCGGATCTACAGCTTTTATGCTCTTATTATTGTGTTTATTGAAAATGAATCCAATTCCCAATAAACTGACGGCCAAGTACACTTCAATCATATTTACAAATTGGAGATAAAATAAAATCGTTTAATTTTGCATTCATTGCACGAGACCAACAGTTGTTGAAGCATTCACATAGACTTCAATGCGCCAGCGACGAACACACTCGAAATCATATGGAACAAAAAAATTAATTATGCGGTTGGGTGTCAGCATGCAAGGAAGGGGCAACCTATTTTACAAAAAACATCATCTACTCCGTGTACAAACGGTGACTGTGTAAATGGACTCTTATACAATCTGTCAAAATCTGTAAAAGTCTTCCAAAATAAACATATTTCAAGACCTTTAACATTTCCATTTTCTCAAAAGGTTTGTACAGAGGTTGGTGGATTTCTCAATTCTATTTTTCTCAAAAGAAGTATCTGCAAAAAGGGACAAAAGTATTGCTCTCATATCGTACTTAAAAAATAGATTTGTATTTATACAAAGACAAAGTAGTATTCCCCCTCTGTCAAAAAGTTTAAATGTTGAACCAACTGTGGTTTCTCAATTTCCTCGTCGATATAGGTCGACATATTGTGTATTCAAAACGCATTTACAGATCAAATTCATGCTCGGAAAGTACAATTTGTGATTTGGTGGATGCCATATATTCCATTAAAGGTATTCGTTTGGGAATGGAGATCTTCAGGTCCCATAGTATTCCATTATTCTTGATCAGTTGGGAGACCATCGTTATAACACAAATTGAAATGGTAGGTATGCATGCAGATACATGTGTAACATTCACTGTTTATCGCTGGAACTGGGGCTCAGTTAAGGGCAACCCAATCGTTCCTGATAACATTCAACCTAATGTGAATCATAAAGATACTATCCATATCCTCGAAGCAAATGGCAATAGGGCTGATGACATGTATCTCAAGAGAATGGTTGAGCTGACCCTTCCTACTATAGGTATTGATACCAAAATTTTGAAAACAAGTACACTAGTTGCTGATGCTATTGTTAAAGACTACTTTGATGGTAACAAGGCAGCAAAATGTT